CGTCGGGGTTTCGCTCCTTCAATGGAACAACCTTGCCCTCTGAGAGCAGCCTGTTGTGTAGGATAGCATCCCAGGTTTTTACTGGACTGAACACATCGTTGAAATTTATCTTTGCCATGAAGGCGACAGTATAAATCAAATTCAGCAGCTGTAGCTTGTCATCCAGGAGTTTTACTAGCGCGGCATCTCGGATGTTGTAGTCGACATATTTTTTGAAGCCGTTGTCATAAAAGTCATTGAAGTTGGCGTGCTCGCTATGGTCGAGTTTGCCCATGCCGAGTTCCTCCTCAGCGATTGCGCCAAGAGAGTAGGATTCATGATTACCGAAAGTGAACTTCTTGTACATGGCAAGATAGTCTAGTATTGAGACGCCAGCAATAGTGACAGCCAACTCCTCTTTACCGAATGAGCCAGAGAGTCGTTTTTTCTTGATTTCGACTTGACCCCACGGCGAAAGCTGCGCGGTGACTTGCTCACCAACAATCAAATTGCATCTGTTGACAATGTACGGAATATCAAAACCATCGATATTCCAGCCGGTGATGACATCGACTTTCATCTCTCGCCAGAATTGAATAAAATGTCGAAGAAGATTTTCCTCTGACCCGGCGTTTACATATTGTCGACAATCGGGCTCGCCTGGCCCGGGATACTCTTTGCTAGCAAAGGTATAGGTGGCGCCGTCACGAATGCGCTGCATAGAGATGATTGTAATCTCTGCATTTGCAGTCTCAGTATCAGGGAACCCCGACGGGCGACCGTTTTCATCTACAGGTAACTTGGTCTCGATGTCAATTGACCAAGCAGATATCTTATCAGCCGAGAATTTTATATCACCTGTGTACTGTTGGTTGATAGCCTGAAGAACAAAGTTTTGCTGGCCGTAGATATCCGCACCAGTAGTGTTGGAGTACGACTTTATGAACTCGCGGGCATCCCAGATTGAATCGAATTTTACCTCTTTTGCAGACGAGCCGTACAGGGTCTGAAAATCCGCTACGCTAGAGTCACACCCCATGTAAAGTGATGGCGACGCAGAGAGCTTATAGTCTCTGCTTCCTGTCTCATCTGAATACTCTCGAACCGCAATCTTGCCACCAACGATACTAACATTCGTGTAAAATCTCATTTATACCCCATACAAAATCATAGCAGCATCGAGGGCCGCATCTATATCTGGACTGTGCTTCATAGCCATATAAGCATTGGCGCCTGGGCACCGCTCTTCATCAATGGTTACATAGGACCTTTCGCTGTGGGGGTAGAGAAATTCAATTGCTGTACGAACGTCACGATATTCCCAATACGGGAACAGAGGCTTGACTTCTAGTGTATCTATGCAGAGGTGATCGAGCATCATCGCATCCATACCGCCACGAGTAAAACAAGTGTGCCCTGTGATGCGTCCACTCTTCTCGTAGATAAATTTCTTCAAAGCGGTGATGCCATCCATTGGAGAAAGGTCATCTGGTGATGGAAGCACATTACGCTTGAGCGTGTCGTGGTCTTGCTTTTTCCACCAATCCATAGTAGACTTGTCAGCCTTGCGGTGGAGAGCCTTTTGTTGGGCTGCATCGAACTTTACAAAGATTGAATCCTTAAGGATATCTGCAAATGACTTGGGGTCTGTGTTGGCTATGTAGACCAGACCAACGCTGACTATGACTCCATCCTGCTTGGTGGAGAGGGTCTCAATATCAAGGAAAAACATGGTAATAACCTCATGATAAAAATCTATTATATCACACTAGAGCGATACTTGTACTCGCCAGGACTTGAGTCTAAAAAGCCAATGTAGCAGATAGATTCTAGCTACATTGGCCGTGTGGAGATATAGAGCTATCACTTGCCGAGTTTACATCTAGACACAAAGTTCCAGTTAGCCTTATCTCGGTATGCGATAACCTTCAGCCCACTGATTGGGATTTTATACTGAGGCGTGTTGAGATTCTCAACTACTCGGCATAACCCCCAAGACTCTAACATCTGCGCTATAGTATTTCTCCGAGCAATGTCGGAGATTTTCATATTCACCTGCTTACCATCGAGAGCAAATACTTCCAGGAAGGATACAATATAGTACTTACCTTTCTTATGCAGGATGTGGCAAGACTGGTTCAGAGTGTTCTCACCCTTTACGGTGATGCCGATGCGTGTGAGGGTTTCTTTAATCTTCAAGAAGTCATCTGGTGAGCCCAAGACAACCTCCTGGATCATATCAAAATTCCAGTCTACAGCCTCGGACAGTTTGTCACTTTCTTCGCGTGCTAATTCAATCATTTTTGTTTTCCGCCTTTGTACATGAGCGCGGCCATAGCGGAAATATCCTGTTCAGACATGATTGACAAATACTGTTCAAGTCGCCGAGTGGTTAAACCATAAAACTCGGACAGCTCTCGAATATCATCTCTCTTACTCGCCTTATGCCACTTTGCAAATCTTTTCTTCTTATTATTTATGACTGTCCGAAAAAAGTCATACTGCATCTTTGGCAGAGCATACTGTGCGTTCTCGTTCATCACCTGAGCGTACAGTATGGTGTCGGGGTACATCGAGAGCCCACGCGTAACCATAAAACTATTCCAGTCAGCGGGGCTCTCATCATCCCAAATAGAATTTCTACTAGTCGAGATGTTGTTGATGTAATCAAATGGCGACTTGCTCATATCACTTCCAAACCGCAGCTGCCATGATCTCTGTGAGAGCGGCAGCTGTTACGATTTCTGCATCAACACTGTGAGTGAGCTTGAAGCTATACTCAGCCAAGGTCAAAACCACCTGAGGTATACATGATGGATCCAACAGCTCGGAGCTGCGCTCATAGAGGGTGCGGAAAATCTGAGTCGAATCAATGTCACTATTCACAGCAACCCAGCGACGCATCTCTGCAAATTTCTTACTCTTCAAGATTGCAATCAACTCATCAACAGATGAATTCTCACGGTTCGTTAGGATTCCCTCATCAATTGCGCCACCAGCACTATAAGACTGCAAGACATTTAGCAGCTTGCGGATATCTGGGAAGTAATTGTTGATGAGAATTGCAACCACCGTGGGCGAGAACTCAACACCCTCCTTAGTAAGGATATCCACAATGCGACGGTGTAGGCGGACTTGGAGCTTGGGCTTTTCTTCAGTACTGTATGAGAAATTGATTTCTGTGGTACGAGAAATGATAGCATCGATGATGCGGTTCTTGTAGTTGCAGGTGAAGAAGAAGCGAACATTCTTGAACTCTTCAATAATTCCACGGAGAGACTCCATGGCTTGGCGAGATAAACCATCGAACTCGTCGAACAGCAAGAACTTGGGTTTATTCTCTAGTGACAGTACGCTAGAGAATTTCATTACCTTGTTGCGGATTGTATCGATACCTGACTCTAGTGATGCGTTGATGAAAAGCATCTCGCCACCCATATCATGCACTAGTGCTCGGGCTACTGTAGTCTTGCCAATCCCAGCGTTGCCACTTAGCAGCAAGTGCGGGACGCTGTTACTCTCCACCATGCTTTTTAATTGCTTCATCGTTGCAGCTGGCAAGATGCACTCGTCAAGAGTCTTTGGTCGATACGATTCAGCCCACACCCAGCCAAGTGTAGGAGAGTTTTCATTCAGGAAGTCTGTCATAATTATTACCGCTTAAAATAGAAATGAAAAAGGCCTGGGACTAGCCCAGGCGAACCAATTTAGCTAAATGAACTCGTCTGAGTCATAGCGATGGCCATAACATAACTATCGTCAGTAAGGGTCCAGAGTGAGACAAATTTCTTGTCCAACTGAACCGTATAATCGCCACTGATCATCTTGAATGTCGAGACCAAGAAGTCTGCATTAAAAGTCTTGTCGGTTTTGCCGAGGTCTACATCGTAGGCGTTTGAGCTAGGGTTTTTCAAGTCGATAACCGAGGCAGTAATCTTTTTGCCATTACCGCTGATGCGGACATTAGGCATTGCAAAGATTGCTGCAGCCTTTTTGATAGCAGAAATTGTACTATCATCGATATTGAACTTTACATACTCCGTGACTGGAGGAGAGCCAGCGCCACTAGGCAAAACCAAGATGTCTTTCTCAGCACAGCCATAACGGATTTTGCGGCCATCTTCGACAAGCTCAACTGCATTATGGATGAAATTCAACTCAGCATCTGGCAACAGACCCAGCACTCCAAGGAATGTAGTCAAGTCATAGATGTAGAACGGAGTCTCGAACTCCTCTGCAATTTTTGCTGAGACGCGGATATTGCGCTCCGGAGCA